TTTTGCAAGTGCTACCGGTGGAGCAGTTAGAAGAGTTGGCTCAAAAGAAGGAGCACAAACCTTAGGCCGTTTTAGGCAAGCTAGATATACAAAAGCTCTGCAAACCAGACAAGCTATAGCGACCAATGCAGTAAGGGTTGCTAACATAACAAATCCAATTCCTACAGCAGCATCACTTGCACGTCAAAGCCCCAGGTTTGCTGGCTCAACCATGATGACAGCATCAGAAAGAATGGCAATTGCTAGAAATGCAAGAGCTGGAATGGTTGCCGGTAGAACGCAAGCGGCATTTTCGTCAACCAGCAGATTTATAGGAAACGAAATGACTTCTGGAGTTTTAAGTAATAGAATAACTTCTTTTGTCGGTGGAGCCCTAAATATGGCAGATGCAAGCGCATCACAAATATCTGCATTGAGAAGAGTTGCAGCTAGAACTGGTGGTGTTTCAGCTGGAAGAAACGCAGTTTCAGCTTTTAGCATGGGCGGTCAATATGTGGGTGGATTTGCAACTGAAGTTAGGGGTGGATTTAAAATGATGGGAATGGCCACCAAATATATGAAATCTGGTGGTTCTAGGGCAGCTGGACTTAAAGTGGCTTCGATGGGCGCAGTAAAGGCAGCTTCTCCATTCCTAATGCCATTAAACGTTCTCGCAACTGGTCAATTAATATACGATATAGGTAAAGGTGTTGGAAAAATAGCATCATCTGGCGTAAACTTTGCTAAAGATGCGCTAAAATCTATGCAAGGAACTATTAATAAACCAATGTTTGGAACTGGATTCAAAGATAACGAAGTGGCTGCTACATCAAGGGCTAGAGGCGTAATGGCAATACAAAACTCAAGGCTAAATGCAAGAAGCTTGCTTGGATCAGAAGCCGCAATGCTAGCAGCACATTTTGGATAATTATGACATCAATATTGAAACAAAAAACAAATCAATTTAGAAAAGATCTAGAAAAATTATCTAGAGAAGATCTTATTGAAATAATAAAAAATCAAGATATTGAATCCTACAAGCAAGTAAATAGAATTGAATGGGTATTCAAAAATAAGCTTAAACACTTAAACTGGGCAAGTGGTGAACCAATTGTAGAAAGGCCATTGACAAAAAGAGAGCTATCACTTTTGGTTGATGAACCATTTGAGGTTGATAATGAGCTTTTAGAGGCTGGCATATCTGCAGAGCAACAAAGACAGATTCACATAGCTAAAGATCCATGTATATGGGCAAAACAATTTTTAGGTGCAGAGACAAGAGTTTATCAAACTTTAATTTTGCGCGATCCATCCCTTAGAAAGGTTTTGAGAGCTGGTCGTCGTCTTGGTAAAACATTTAGTATGGCGATAGCACTTCTTCATTATAGCTACACAACAAAAGATGGCAGATGCTTAGTGATCGCACCTATGAAAACGCAGGTAGAACTTATTTATCAAGAAATAGTTAGACTAGCATCAAAAAATGAGATAGTAATGAACTCGATAACAAGAAAAGTTACGAGTCCTCAATTTATGATACAGTTTTCCAATGGCTCAACAATAAGATTCTTTACATCAGGTATGAGATCTGGTGGAAAATCTGACGTAGCTCGTGGTCAAGAAGCACACATGATAGTTTTAGACGAAATGGACTACATGCACAGTGACGACCTAGATGCCCTTTACGCTATGCTTCAAAAAACTGCAGAAGATCAACCAGACAAAGTTTTGATAGGGGCTTCAACTCCAACAGGAAGAAGAGAAAGATTTTGGGAGTGGTGCAGATCTGATAGATTTCAAGAGTTCTGGTTCCCATCCTATTGCAACCCGTTTTTTTCTAAAGAACAAGAAGACGAATTTAGGGAACAATATTCCGAAATAGGTTATAGACATGAAATAGAAGCTGACTGGGGTGAAGATTCAGAGGGTGTGTATCCAAGAAAGTTTGTTGATAAAGCATTCGTTGAACCAGGCTGGAACTATATTCCAGAACTTACTTCTGCAAGAAGTTTTCACACAATTGGTGTTGACTGGGATAAATATGGAGCTGGAACAAACATAGTGGTAGTTGAAGTTTGTGCCGATTCGTATGAAGAAGATAGATTCAGAAATAAAGTAAAACTATGCTACAGAGAAGAAATACAAAAGTCTGAATACACTTTAACAAAAGCAGTTTCTAGAATTATAGAACTAAATAACATTTTTCATCCTAAGCATATTTATGTTGATAGGGGCTACGGTGAGGTCCAAGTAGAGCTACTGCATAAGTATGGCGTAGAAAATCCTTTAAGTGGCTTAAAGGATAAAGTTAAAGGCGTAAGCTTTAGTGAAACAATTGACATAAGAGATCCTTACACTAAACAAATTGTAAAAAAAGAAATTAAGCCATATATGGTAGACAATTTGAGGCAGTATTTAGAAAAAGAAGTACTAGTTATTTCTGAAAAAGACGCAGAAATGTATATGCAGTTAATCTCTTATGTTGTTTTAAGAACTACACAAACTGGAAGGCCAGTTTTTGAAGCTGGCGGTTCTGCAGTAGACCATGCGCATGACGCATTAATGCTTGCGCTATTGGCAATAACAGAGAATTATAATGATCTTCACAAGGTTAAGTTTGCTACAAAAACAGAGTCGTTTTCTAATACCTTTTTTATGCCCAAAGCCAGTGGTTCATCTGATTCAGATTTTCCTTCAGAAACAACAACTTTATCTGGCAGAGCTGATAAACTTGCTCAAGCAAGATTTGGGGCAAAAAAAGCTTTTCTTAAAAAGCCAAATTCCTCAATAAAGAGAAAGACTTTCTAGTATGGCCAAATATAGTTTGGGTCAAAATAACGCAGTTGAAAATGTGTTCTCCGACAACATGGGGGAAGTCTCAACATTTTCTTCTGTAGGAGATAGAAAAAACGATTTAAGTAATTACATCAGCCGGAGAAAATAGCCAAAAATACTCTAATTCATTTTCTCAAACTTCAGTATCAGAAGTAAGAAATAATGTTTATTATTGCGAATCGATTATTTCTGAATTGTTGAACGAAATAAATAATAACCTACTTCAGGTAAATATAAATCCATATTCAAATATTGAATTGGAAAGAGCTCATAGAGCAGTTTGGCAAGACGCTGTAAAGCACGTAGAAAACGCCAAGCAGATGCAAGCACCAGAGTATATAACATATGAGCAATACTCCTATGCCTCAGAACACCAATGCAGATCATGTAGGGAGTTAGTAAAGCAGTATGACCTAACGGTAAATCACACTTCGTTTGGTCATTTATTTGAAATAAAAAAAATAATTTCTTACTTAAGAAATGAATCAATTATTATCAAAAACATAGCAACTCATCAACTAGGGGATGGTTACAAAGATGAATCAGAAGGCGAAATTGCAAAACAGCTATCAGATTGGTCCAAAGAAGCGACGCACTATACGAAACAGTTTGCCCAAGAAATCACATCGTCACCAACATCAATCCCAAAAACCGAATTGGATCAAATCTCTGAAAAACAAGCCGCTCAACTCCAAGCTTTTTTTTCGCTCAAAGTAAATTCGTATACATCAGAAATTTCATCAATATCAAATTCTCTAAAAAGAGATTGTGTAGATACGGCTACAGTTTTTTATTCTAACTATCTACTTCCTGCAGTAACATTTAAATCTAAAGTTATTGAGCCACTAATGTTGGATTTCACTACTACAAATTTGGCTAGAACTTGTCCAACATTGGTAGGAGAAATGGTTGTTGCCAGTAACGCAATTACTGGAAACCTAGGGTCTATATCAAGTGACTTTTTTGAAAGAAGAGCTCAGATGGGCAAAAAGATGCAAGCCCTAATTCAGCTGGTAGTTCTCAAGAGAAGATATGTAAACTACATCACCCAACTAGAATCAAAGGCAGTTCAAAGAGTTAAAACTCTTGTGACAACAAAAGACCCAGAAATAGAAAAGTATAAAGAAATATTTTCCTCTATAAATATAGATTCTGAAAGAAGAGAAAGTCTAAGATCGTCGCACTCACAATTAGATGATTTGACTGAAGACGCACACCCACAGTATCTTAGAAAAGATGGTGGAATCATAACAGGTGACATACACATTGCCTCTGGGGTAAAAATAGCAGGAATCGATTTTGCAAATCATAATCACTCTGGTGTAGATGGTTCCAATTTAATTAGCGCTTCGAGTATTGATTACGTGGCAGCAAGAGAAGAATTCTATAATTCAACATCCTCTATTCCATATGGCAATCTTAATGTTACTGGATTTTCTCAGTCTCTTTTAACTGGAGGAGGCGTTGTTTTTGAGGCAACAATTGAAGTTGATATAGAAGATGATAAACTCGATGCTTACGAATTTGAAATATTGTATAATGAGATTTAGATATGTCTTGGTTTAATTACTTATTATCCGGCGTTAATTCATACGCACCAGTAAGAAGAAAAATAGTCTTTCCTCAGGTTTCTGAGAGATTAAAAGCCAATGACTGGGTGCACGTAAATTTAAATAATCTGGATATAGGAAAACTTTTTTATTTTGAAGATGGATTAATCAAAACTAAATTTGACTCAGACTCATACATTGTGGTTTATGAGACTTTGACTTCTAAGACTCCAACATTCAGTCTTATAGTTGACTCATCAAGCTCTGATATATATAAAAGAAATTTGTGGTTCAAATCTCTTACTGATGTTGAGCCAGGAAGTCAGCCAGTGGGAGAATATTACATATACTATCACAAAGACAATATCCAATACATAGAACTTAGTGGATCTTCATATGTCTCAACAACAAATCCATCTGGAAATAACTTCATAGCATCTAATTCTGGTAATGCTGCTGCAAGCATAAACTTTTATTCAACAGAAGTTTCTTATGACTCAAATCAAAGAGTGTCTTCAATAAGCTTTTTGGGCGACACAGCCTCTTGGAGGGAAGGTAAGAGTTCTCTTTCTGGGTCAAAAATCATAGCTCCTTTTAATGGTCCAAAGATTAAAATATATGCAACAAAGTCATCTTCTTCTGGTATTATTTCTTTAAAAATAGTAAAGTCATCAGCAACTGGAGATGGACAAAAAGTAGTAAAAGAAAATATTTTAATAGATCTTTATTCCGCAAATGAAGAAGTCAATCAATTAATCTATGAACTCGACATGCAAACAGAATTACTATTCTCTACATACGAAGAACTGTATGGTGATTTCTATTTTGAGATAGAAATCTTAGAGCAAAAAAACCCAGCATCTTCATCTTTTGGGTGCAAACTCAATAAGTACGCTTATTCAAAAAATTATGAACTTTTATTTGATGATGAGGAAATAGAATCAAATATAGCTTTTAAGACTACTGGTGGTGTAAAGTAATGGCTAAAATAGTTAAGAAAATCACTGGCCTTAAGCCAAACCAAAACTATTTGGTTACCCTAAAAGCAAAAAATACTGAAATCTCTGCAACCGATGAGCCTTATCCATCTGTTAGATTTTTAACTCCAACTGACTCCACAATTCCAGGTCCAATAGATAGCAATACCTTCTTCATCTATGGAAACTACAAATCAGTGATGTTTTCTTTTGAGCCGACAAATGATTTGGATGTAGATAAATATAAATATGAGCTATATTCAGATTCTGCAGGAACCAACCTAGTATCTTCTCGGATATGCAACAGCAAGCGTTTTTACGGTTGATGTTCCTGGTAACAGTCAGGCAGTTGATGACTCATCTGCACAAGTAGATGTCATATATTACGGAAGAATAAAAACAGTAGACACTTCTGGAAACGAAAGCAGCTGGACTCCAAGCACTGGCTTAAAAGAATCTAGTGAAACAGTTTTGATTGACAGCGCACACATAAGAAATATAACCGCTTCCAAGATAACAGCTGGAACGATAAATGCTCACGAAATAATCCTAAAGCAACAAGGTGCCCAAACAACAATAACAGCACCAGCAAATATGGCGATACTAAGGTCATCAAATTATAATGGATCTTATAACAACTCAACTTCTACATGGTCATCTGGAACAGCTGGTTGGGTTATTGGTGGAGATGGTTACGCTGAGTTTGGAGCAGCTGCAATTAGAGGTGGACTAAAAGCATCTTCTGTTTGGATTGATACAAATAACAGATGGAATAGAAATGCTGCTGATACTGCAAATGTTTCAGAGTTTAAAGCTGGATCTGCTACCAAGTATTTGTATTTCGATGGCACTAATTTGACCTTTACTGGAAATCTTTCAGCAGCTGGTGGAACTTTTTCTGGTGATCTTTCCGCAGCTGGTGGAACTTTTACTGGAGACCTTTCAGCAGCTGGTGGAACTTTTTCTGGAGACCTTTCAGCAGCTGGTGGAACTTTTTCTGGAGACCTTTCAGCAGCTGGTGGAACTTTTTCTGGTGATCTTTCCGCAGCTGGTGGAACTTTTACTGGAACATTACAAGGAGTTGATGGAACTTTTACTGGATCTATATCAGCAGGTCAAATAACAGCTGGAACTATTACTGCGACTATATCAATATCTTCATTGGGTTCGATTAGCGGTGGAAGTATAAGTGGTACAACAATAACCACTGGTGGTTTTACAGTCGATGCACCAGGATCTATACAAGCTAGAAATATAACGGTTAACTCGCAAGATGAAGGCCTAACATATCGATGCCGAAACGCGTTTCCTACTGGTACTGGAACAACCCTTGTAGCAGCTACAAACATCGCTCGGTGTTGAAAGAATTGTTAGAGCTACGTCTTTAAGGGATCAAAAAGAAAACATCACCGACATGCCAGAGGGTTTGTCTATTCTGAAAAAACTGAGACCAAGAATGTTTAATTGGAAACAGGGTGAAATAGATCCAAACACGAACGAACCTTGGACACCAGAAGCTAAAGCTATACATAAACTAGCTCCTAAAAGCTATGGTTTTATAGTTGAAGAAGTGTATGAAGTGCTACCAGAATTAGTCGCACTTAGCCAACCAGATTATAATAAGCCTTTGGATCAAGAGGGCGGATTTTTTGACCTAAATGCCTGGAAACCAACAATGTGGAAAGAAATTGAAGTAGTTCCTATTTTAGTCAAAGCTGTTCAAGAACTTTCTGCTAAAATTGAAGAACTTGAGTCTAAAATATAATAATACCGTTATGGGTTGACATTAGCCTTTAGTAGATGTATACTCTATGATTCTTATGTCAAAAATGTTTGCAAGAAAAAATAAGCAAGAGGAACAGGAATTAGAAGTGCCGATGCAACCAAACCCAATCAATGAAGATTATGAACAGGTAAATAAAGAATCTTCTAATCTCGATATAAATTTAGTGATCGCATCATTTCAGGAAAAGCTTACTCAAGTAATGACTGAATTGATCGTAAAAGAGGCTACAATAAAGCAGCTTCTAGCTCATATAGAAAAACTCAAGGAGAGATAAAATGGACCAAAATAATACTCAAGAACCAGCAAAAGAATTTAAGATTGAAATTACCATTTCGCCAAATAATATGTCGTACAAGAGTGACTTTGATGAATTAAACACTATTTCATGGCTTGAGTTCATAAAGCACACTATTTTGAATAACCTGTCAAAAGGTACATCTCAAGAAAGCTAATTAAATTATTAATAGGGTCTACTATTATCCTATAAATCCCTATTTTTGGACGGCTACTCATGGCTTTTAAAAAAACTTTTCCAACTCAAAGCAAAGAGTCTGAAATTGACTTTGTTGCAAAAAATATAGCTCCAGATGAAATAAAGTCTTTAAACAAGACATTTAAAGTAGCCTCTCTAGCTCTTGGATATCAAGGAACTAATTATTTTTATACTGGGAGAAGTAATTTTGAGCCATCTCCATATGATTTTGAGAGAATTATTCAGGCGGTAGATACTGACTCTTATGTCAAGCAGGGAGTAGCTAAATATAAAGACCTCTTTTGGAAAGAGGGTTGGAAAATTGTTGGCGAAAATCAAGAGGCTGTTTCGTATCTCTATCAAAGAATAGACTACATGGAAATGGCTATGAAAAAACCATTTCTTGATTTTCTTGTAGAAATATCTGACCAGTTAATAAAATTCTCTAATGTATTTATTGTAAAAGCTCGTGGGGACTTAAACCAATACTTTCCAAGCAAGTTATCACCAGTTGGTGAGTCTAACTCAATGCCTATAACTGGTTATTACCTGATTCCAACAGAGCAAGTGAGAATTTTGCGCGATAAATACAATCGACCAAAATCCTATATGCAGCAAACCGATCCATTAACCTATGCCCCAACTGAAAGAGATCCTGTTTGGTCCGCAGAAAGAGTAATACACTTATTCTTTGATAGAAAGCCAGGTCGTGCATTCGGTACTCCGTTCTTGGCAAATGTTTTAGATGACGTTGTTGCACTTAGACAGATGGAAGAAGATATACAAAATCTTGTTCATAGAGAATTATTTCCGCTATACAAATATATAATTGGAACTGCAGATCAACCAGCTGAGCCAGAAGAAATAGAAAAGGCAGCTGCAGAAATAGAAAATCTTAGAGCAGAAGGCGGCTTAATATTACCTTATAGGCACGATGTAGATGTTATTGGAGCGGCAAAAGAAGCACTAGAAGCAGATGCCTACCTACAGCACTTTAAGGAAAGAGTATCAATAGGTCTTGGAGTTGCCCCTCACCATCTTGGAATGACTCTTAATGGTGGCAATAGATCAATGACAGAAAGACTCGATACGTCTCTTTATGATAAGATCAAGCAGTTCCAGAAGCAGTTCTCTGAGATGGTTAGACTTCATATATTTAACGAACTTCTTTTTGAGGGTGGTTTTGATCCAATTCAAAATCCAATGGAAACTGATCTATCAGATAGGTGCTATTTCAAGTTCAACGAAATCGATGTCGATACTCAGGTGAAAAAGGAAACGCACATCATGCAAAAGTATGTGAATTCTTTAATTACTCTTACCGAAGCAAGAGTAGAGCTTGGAATAGATCCAGAAGTAGATATGGAAAATCTATTTACAGGAATACAAACGTCAATGCAAAAAGACATCATTGACACTCAACAGTCAGCACAAGACGCAAATTCGGACAAGCAAAAACCAGCCCAAGCTGGCCAAAGAAACCTCCCTTCAAACAGAAAAGGTGTTGGGAATTCTGTAAGACCACAAAATCAATCTCAAAGAAAAACTTCACCTGATATAAAGAGATCAGACAGTAATTGGATAAACATGGTTGAAAATTTGCTAGAAGAACAATATAATGTTAAGATAGAAGAGTTAGAAAATAAAACCAAAAGTGAGGAATAAAAAATGAGTTTTATGATAACGTCAGAAACTTCTAAGCAGTATCTCTTAGAGGAAGACGCAGTAAAAGGTTTTGAAATGGCTGTAGCTAATGGACAGTCAAGACTAGCACTTACCATTCTGGTGGATGTTGTCAATGGAATAATGGAAGTGTTTAATGCCATGATGGAAGATGAGCAAGAAGAGTCCAAGGAATCATCTGAGAGTCCAAAGGTTCAGCCAGTTGAAGAAAAGGTTCAGGAAAAGAAAAAGCCAGAACCTAAAAAAGATCAGACAGTAGAAAAAGACGACAAAAAAACAGCAGAGTAATGAAACTTATCATAGGTTGCCCAATCTATAAAAGAGATTGGATTTTTCCAATTTGGGCTGCTGCCGTCGAAAGACAATCACTATCTCTTGCTGATGTTGGATTTGTTTTCGTTGCATCTGAAAATGACGAAAAAACAATTTCACTCTTAAATAAGTGGAAATCTGCCAACAAGCAAATACCAGTATTTGATATTGTCTACAAAGATGACACTCCACACCATGAGCATGGCGCGAATTCTAGACAATGGACAATGTCCAAATATCATAATATGGTTTCTTTGAGAAACACTCTTTTGGATAATGTTAGGAAATATGAACCAGAGTATTTTTTTAGTCTTGACTCAGATATCATAATCCAAAACTCATCGACATTAGAGTTACTGATAAGCCACATAAAAGACGGTGCAGACGCGGTAAGCCCACTTATGTATATGACACCATTTGGCACTGATTTTCCTAGTGTTATGTCATGGTTAGACGAGCCTGGGAAAAAGGCAAAAAGACTACAAAACTATCCTATAGGAACTTATTTTAAGTCAGATATAATAATGGCTGCAAAGATGATGTCAAAAGATGTTTATCAAAATGTTGACTATGTTTTTCACTCTCAAGGAGAGGATTTAGGTTGGTCAGGAAACGCCATAAAAAATGGCTATAGTAACCTATTTTGTGCCTCGTATCTATATGCAGCACACATAATGCACCCACAAATGCTTGGACCATACCTAAAGCAAGGAGATCCCAGACAAGCGCAGCAATTTGAAAACATGGTAAAAATATGATATCTTTATATAAAATTGTTTAATCTTATAAAAGTAAATTTACTATATATCTAGATTTTGAAAATGGAGCAGCAATGGCCTTTAACTTCGTAGAAACATTTACAATCGAAATGCCAAACTTTAAAGAGGCAAACATCGATTTTTCTGAAGCACAGAATAGCTCAAAAGGCTTAATCATTGAAGTGGCCGCAATACACGAACGGACTAACTGCAAACTACAATAACTATTCAGCTGAAGCACTTGAAAAAGCACTTCAGTCTTGGGTTGAGCCATATCCAAAGCCAATTATCTTAAACCATGATTTAAACTCTGAACCAATTGGAAGAGTTATGGCAGCTAAGATGGACAAAGAAGAGGATGGCTCAGCATACGTAAGGCTTCAAGTGGCAATAACTGACCCGGTAGCTATCCAAAAAGTCCTTGACAAGAGATATCTTACTGGCTCTGTTGGCGGAAGAGCCGGCAAAGCAGTTTGCTCCATTTCTGGGGAAGATCTTGCCTCCGAATCTTCAGATGGAAAGCCAAAGTTTCCAAAATATAAAAGAGGCCAAATCTACAAAGGTAAGCTGGCTTTTATCGACATGCAGGACATTTCTTTTAAAGAATATTCTTTTGTAAACCAGCCAGCAGATGCTAAGTCCGGAGTCAGAAAATCACGGAAATTCTGATGTCCAAGTTCAAAATTCTTCAAACGACTGGGTTGCTCGTAGTTCGGCATTTGTTCTCAATATGGACGAAGAAGATATCTACTCAGTTAAAGAACATAAGTCTATTCTTAAAGATTTGAAGAGAAAAGAATCTAAACCACTGTACTTGCACTTAAAAGGTGCCTTTCTTACGGCTATGGCCATACAAGAAAGCGAAACTTATAGGCATAATGATAGTTCATTACTATCTAAAGAGAATGATAATAATGAGGAGTCCGTTAATATGAATGAAAATCCCCAAGAGGATAACGTGCTAGCCGTTGTTGAGTCATTGGCCCAAGATTTGGCCCCAGCAAAGAATGATTCACAAGAAGAAGCGCCAGCACAAGAAGAAGTGCAGGTCACTGAAGAAGTTGCTGAAGCAGAGGATACAAAAGAAAATCCTAGCAACGAAGAATCAAAAGAAGAGATCTCAAATGACAATTCAGAAAAAGCAGATGAACAGGCTGATACAGCTGTTGATTCTGAGGAAGCTGAAGAGCCAAAAGAGGAGTCTGAGCAACCTCAGACTACTGCTCAAGAGCAGCCACAAGAGGAAAACTCACTCAATAGTGAAGAAAAAGTAGCTACTGAGACCGAGCAGTCCGAATTACTCGAAAGAGTAAAGGCACTCGAAGAGGAGAATGCCAAGCTGAAGAAGGCTTTGCACAACACTCTTGTAGAAAGAGTTGTTGATACAAAGATATCAGTTGGTCTTGAGTCAGTCGAAAATAGAGAGGCAGCAATTGAAGAGCACAAGAATCGTAGTGCCTCGTCACTTGCCGACTCACTAAGAGATTTGGCAAAGATGCCACAGCACAAACAGGCTAAGGTAGAAATGCCAGAAATTACCTCTGAAACAGAAGTGGTTGAGGGTGAAAAAAATGCAATTACTCTCGGCAACGAAGATTCAGAGAATAAAGCTGAAAGCAAGACAACTGTAGAGCAGCTTTTCGTAGATACGCTTATGGGTCGCCGTAAGCTTTAATTCAACACATTAAGGAGAAATATAATGTCATTAGCTAAATTTCGCAAAGTAGGAACCAAAACAGGCTCAGGCCGTTTTGTTGTTTCTGAGGGTATTGCTCCAGCAGCATACTTGCTCCCACACCCAGGTCTACCAACCTGGTACCAGGACAGCGAAGATGACCGTTTTGAAATCGTGATCACAAAGGGAACAATCCTTTCAGTGGTTGCCGATGCTAACGGAGATTCAAGAGTAGTTCCAGCTAACGGAACAGGCTCATCAGTAACTTGGGGCGACAGCATGCCAAGCTCATGGGATCCACTTGATGGTGCAACACCATCTTACAGCTCAGGCGCAACAGACACTGTTGCAGTTGGAGCAAGATCGGTTCCAATTGGCGTCGCTCAATATGACCTCTATCGTCCATTCGATAAGGGCACCTCGCAGGGTGCAGGTTTCATCACTCATGGATATGTTGAATATCCAATGGTTGATGGCGTAAATGCGGACGTCACTGTTGGCTCAGTCGTAAGAGCTGACCATATGGGACGCCCAGTGAAGGCAGCTGCTACTGAGTTCTTGAACTCATCAGCAGTCTATTCTTACCTCCAGGTTGGTAAGGTAGTAGAAGTAGAGACATTTGCAACCAACTTCGATGATGGTCTCTTGTCCTACATGCAATTGCCATCGGATCCAGGCGCACTGAAGACAGTGTTCGAGCTCACCAGAGCAGGCACTTACTCAGGTAAGCTTGGTATTCGTTCCAATCTGGATGTCCACAATGTTGTTGGTGCTTTCCGCGTCAATCTAACACTTTAAGAAAAAATAACACAGGAGGAATAGTCCTAAGATGAGTAAGACAATCCAAGAGCTCCTCTCGGGTCTCCCAGCTTGGGAGACTGCACTAACCGAGGATGGGCACATAGACGAAAATAACAGAGTAACCATTAAAGAGGCCTTTGCATCACCAGATGCAGCTGCCCTCTTTCCTAAGGTTATCTCACGTACCTTAAAGGAAGCAGCAGAGCCACAACTTCTTGTGACTCCATTGCTTTCAACAGTGCGCCTAGGAAAGGGACGCTCGCTTGAGTTCCCAGCGGTTAACGCAATCCAAGCTTCAGAGATACCTGAAGGCCAAGAGTACCCAGAGCAGGCACTCGCATTTGCTAAGCAAGTCGAGGGCAAAGTTTCCAAGAAAGGTGTTAAGCTAGCTTTCACCGAGGAAGTTATTGCTGACTCTCTCTGGGACATTGTCGGCATGCACGTTCGTGCAGCTGGTCGCGCAATGGCAAGACTCAAGGAACAGATTGCACTTAGCCGTTTCAAGGACGCCGCAACAATTGTCTTTGACAATGACAGCGGTTCATACGATGACACAACAGGTAAGGGTTTTGATGGCGCAGCCAACCTAACAGTTACCTGGGATGACGTTGTAGATATGGCAGCAGTTCTCATGGCCGAAAACCATGTTCCAACAGACTTTATCTTGCACCCACTAATGTGGTCGGTCTTCCTCAAGGATGCGATCTTCCACACAGGTGGTTCAGCAGCAGCAGTCAACACAAGCTGGGGATACCGTCCACAGTCAGCCGATGGTGCGCTTAACGCAACAGCACCTCTCGGTTTGAATGTGATTGTTTCACCATTCGTAAGCTTTACAGCCAAGAGTGGTTCAACAGCAGCTAAATCAGACTTGTTCTTGATTGATCGCAATGAAGTCGGAACACTTCTCGTCAAGGATGACATGAGCACAGATCAGTTCGATGATCCAAGCCGTGACATTCGTCAGATGAAGATGAAAGAGCGTTACGACATCGTAATGCTTGGTGACGGCGAAGGCATCACAGTTGCTAAGAACGTCAGATTGAGCCGTAACTACGAAGTTACTGTTACAAACAATATAGGTAACTAATAACCTCTTAGGGTTGTTATAGTTACGACCTAAGCGATTCGGGGCGGCGAAAGCCGCCCCTTATTGCTTTATCCCTTTTTTTTGTTACTACTTATAATATAGATTTTGGTAGGAGAAAACAGTGGCCCTTCCTTTAATAGACACAGTAGTCGCCCTAGATGTTAACATGGTGGCAATTAAATTTGGCAGGACTATAAAAATAAGTAGTTTAATAAACGAAAATTTTATTGTTCAAACAAATAGCTCAACTCCATCCTCTGTTTCCAATCCATTTTTAGATATACAAACAATAGCCGACTATAACCAGATTTCAAGAACTTTAAAACTTTATTGGGATTCAGAAGCAAATCTTGTTTCTGATACTGAGTATTTAATAAGGCTAGTAAACTTTCTTGACGCTGCAAATGAAACAATTCCAGAAGAGCAAATTTCTTTTACCTGGAAGGGTGACGATGCAACACCCTCGTCTTTTTCTTCAGTAAAAGCTCCAGAGCCAGGAGAAATTTTAGTAGAAGATAAATCAATAAGAACAGATGCCTACACCAGTGTTCAAATACTAGCTAAAAATCCAGAATTTTATATATCAGAAGTTATTCCAACTAATGGTGATTTTTATATAGAAAATGACTACAACATGGGAAGAGCAAAAATAATATTTAATGCTCGACCAGCGTCAAACTTTTTGAATAACACATTTTTTAAATGCCAAAGAAAAAAAATACAAAGAGCACCATCTAGGTGGGAAAATATCCAAACAAATATACAACTTCACTCATGGAAACCAGAAGTTTATGTAGACTTTCCATCGCTCAATGACGCAACACCAGCTTATTATACTGAGGATAAAGAGTATTTTGAAAGTGGCTACAAGTATAGGATAATAGTGTCTAAAGACGTTGGTGTATAGTGGCCAATTTAGTTTATACTAAAGCAAAACAATCTCTTTTAAATGGGGAAATCAATACTTCGGCGTCAAATTATAGAGTTTTACTTTTGGATACAAATATATACTCAGTAAACATTGCAACTGATCAATATGTCTCTGATATACCAAATTCTGCAATTAAAGGAAGATCATCTAATCTTAGTAATGTAACAAGCACAGATGGAATTCTTAACGCCGACGATGTTATCGTTAGTCATGATGGGTCAGCATTTCAAGCTTTAGCTTTATATCAAGTTGGGTCAACAGACGCAAGCTCCAGATTAATACTTTACATAGATAATTCATCTGGTTTACCATATGAAGGTAGTAATTCCTCTCTTTCAATTACTATATTCTGGAGTGATACTGTTAACAAAATTCTGTCTTTATAGGAAATAAAAAATGGCCATACAATATCCAGCTGCTCTAGATACCTTTACTAATCCAACCTCATCAGATAGGTTAGATTCAGTTACTGTACCCCACCATCAGCAGCACTCAGATTTAAACGATGCAGTTGAAGCATTACAAACTGTAATAGGTTTAAATCCAGCTGGATCTCATTTAACTGTAAAAGACAGAATTATTAGCATAGAATCAAATGTTACTGTTCAATCAGTATTAAATGGATTAAATGATGTTACTATAAATTCCGTAGCAACTGGTCAAGTTTTGCGTTACAACGGCTCTGCTTGGGTGAACTATGCAGAGGAAAATTTAGTTGATGGAGGAAACTTTTAAAAATGGCTAACACAATCAGGATAAAAAGAAGGTCGTCTGGTGTAAGTGGTGCACCGTCAGCTCTAGAAAACGCAGAACTAGCTTTTACAGAAGTGGATGATGTTCTTTACTACGGTAAAGGAACTGGTGGAGCAGGTGGAAGCGCAACTTCAGTAATAGCAATAGGTGGCTCTGGCGCCTTTGCAACCTTAACAAGTTCACAAACAATCTCGGGAAACAAAACATTTACTGGAACAGTTATAGTTCCAACTCCAACAGCTAATACTCATGCTACTACAAAACTTTATGTTGATGATTTAGTAGCCAATATAAATTCGAATATTTCAAACGTTGCCACTTCATTTACTGTTGCAGGTGACAGTGGATCAAACCAAACAATTACTTCTGGCATAGATACGTTGACAATTTCTGGTGGAACTGGCTTATCTTCAGTTGCTGGTTCAACAGACACCATCACTATAAGTCTTGATGATACTGCTGTAACCGCAGGAACTTATGGCGCAGCTAATACAGTCGCAACATTTACTGTTGACGCACAGGGAAGAATTACATCCGCAAGCAATGCAGTAATCAATATTAACGCAGGACAAATCACCGGATTCACAGAAGACGCACAAGATGCAGCTGCAGCTCTACTTACAAATGCAACGCACTCTGGTGTTTCAGTAAATTACGACGACGCAAATTCCAAGCTTGCGATTACAAACCTAGGCGTTACTGCATTAACAGGAACTTCTGGAGAAGTTGTTGTTTCAGCTTCTAACGGTTCAGTTACAGTAGGATTGGCTAGTGATGTCACAATTGCAAACAACTTAACTGTTGGCGGAAATTTAACCGTTAATGGAACCCTAACATCAATCAACTCAACAACTGTTACTGTTGATGATAAAAACATAGAACTTGCTAGCACAGCAAGCCCAACAGATTCAACAGCAAATGGAGCAGGTTTAACTGTTAAGGGCTCAACAGATAAGACATTCAACTGGGTCAATACAACAACTGCATGGACATCCTCAGAATATTTGGATCTAGCTGCAGGAAAAGCCTATATGGTTGATGGATCCGTAGTATTATCAAATACTACTCTTGGATCAGGGGTAGTTAACTCTTCTCTTACATCAGTGGGCACAATTAGCACTGGAACATGGAACGCTGGAACCATAGCAATAGCATATGGTGGAACTGGCGCCACAACTGCTGCTAATGCTAGAGTAAATCTAGGTATTGAAATAGGCGTAGATGTTCAGGCCTACGATCCAGAATTGGCGGCACTGGCTGGTTTAAGTTCAGCAGCAGATAAACTTCCATATTTTACTGGAGCAAATACAGCTGCTTTGACAACCCTTACATCTTTTGGTAGATCACTGATTGACGACGCAGACGCAGCAACGGCTAGAGCAACCCTTGGTCTTGGAACAATCGCAGTTCAAGACGCTTCAAATGTTTCAATAACTGGTGGCTCGATCACCAACTTATCAACATTTGATGGCGTTGTAATTGACGGTGGAATATTTTAGTTATTAAAAAATAGAAAGGTTTTGCAGTGGCTTTACCAAGCATTACGCAGGGTCAAATAGCTATTGATCCAGTTAATAGAATATTCTATTACCTTGATAGTGATGGTAACCTTGTAAATTCATCCTTAAATTTATTACAAGATTCTAGTACTTCAATCATTACTGAAGAAAATTTAACAGTAAATGATATTACAATACTTGGAAATACAACGGTCATAGAATCAACCGTAACAACACTAAAAGATCCTATCATTACCCTTGGTGGCAAAACAGCACCAACGCTAGATGACAATAAAGATCGTGGAGTTGAATTTAGATGGCATAATGGCACATCTGCAAAAGTTGGTTTTTTTGGATTTGATGATTCTACTGGAAAATTTACTTTTATCCCAGATGCAACCAATACCTCAGAAGTATTTAGTGGTTCTCTTGGAGAAATAGACGCAAATATTGATTGGGATAATGTTACTGGTAAACCAACATTTGTTAACTCTATAACTGGAACTCCAAATGAAGTTAACGTAGATTATACTACCGGAAATATTATAATAAGCTTGCCATCAACAGTTGCAATCAATATCAGCGGAACAGCTGCAGGATGGACAACCCCAAGAAAAATAACCCTGTCTGGAGACCTAGAAGGGAACGTAATAATTGATGGCGGAAGCAACGTAACGCTAAGTGCCAACATAATTGCAAATGCGGTATCACTAGGTACAGACACAACTGGCGATTATGTAGCCAATTTAACAGCAGGAACTGGCATAACAATAAATAGCGGTTCTGGAGAACAATCCCAGCCAATCATATCAGTAACAACAAACACCTACGATGCCTATGGGGCAGCTGCAGCAGCAGAAGCAAACGCAGCGACAGACGCCTCAACAAAGGCAGCGACAGCCTATACTAATGCAACAGTCTATGTTAATAATCAACTATCCTCTTTTTCAGTAGACAGCCTTTCTGATGTTACCGTAAATACATCAGTAACAAATAGCTATCTAAAGTATAATGGATCTGCCTGGATCAACGATCAAATAGACCTGGCTTCTGATACTGTTGGAAACTACGTACAGAACCTTGTTGCCGGCACTGGAATAAGTATAATAAATAATTCTGGGGAAGCAGCTACGCCAACGGTATCACTCAATGCAGACCTTAATGATATTTCTAATGTTGCAATAAATTCTGGAACACTGCAACAAAATCAAGTTCTTATTTGGGATGGAGAAGATTGGATTAACGGAGCAGCACCACCAACTTCTGATGGATACAGCCATAGTGCAATAATAGGAAATGGAACAGAAACAGAGTTTACAATTGCGTTTCCTTTTATAGAAGATGATTTATTTGTAACGATACAAAGTGCAACTCCTCCATACGAAGTTATACAAGCTAGATGGGAAGTCCCAAGCCAGGGAAACCTAAAAGTTGAATTTAGCGAAGCTCCGGCATCAGGATCAGTAAAAGTAACAGCCTTTAGCAATGTATCAAGTGCTGCTATAAAGGTTCCAGCACTAGGCACTCTTGAAGATGTCAGCTACATTGGCAATGGCCACAACCCAGGAGATGTGCTGTATAGCGATGGAAACAACTGGTATAATCATCCTCTTTCGCTTAATGATCTTGCAGACGTAGACGGAACAAATGCCGCTGTAACTAATCAATTTTTAAAGTACAATGGATCTGCGTGGGTCAACGCGTCAATTGCAGAAGTTAATAATATTAACGATATAGCTGATGTTAATGTAACTTCAGCTTTTGACGGAGAGATACTGCAGTACAACGGTTCAGCTTGGGTAAATTCAACTTTTCCAACTAGTGAGCCAACTGGAATCGAAAATAGAGCTGATTCCACAATCAGTCTCTCGGGAAGAGTATTTACAATTGCTCCTGTATCCACATCGTACACAGTTTGGTGTAAGGGTAAGAGATATGTCAAGACAACATCTTCATCAGTAACCATAACTGATCAATCTGGCTTACACTATATTTACTTTAGCAACACTGGCGCTTTAGCAAGTAAATTTAATACATTTTTTGATTTTGAAAATGAAGCACCAGTAGCTTATGTTTATTGGAATAGTGGAGGAAATACACACCACTTTTTTGCAGACGAGCGTCATGGAATAGTTTTAGATTGGGCCACACACGAATATCTGCACAGAACTCGTGGAGCAGCAATTGCAAATGGATTTGGAATCAGTGCAACAACTGGTGGTGATGGAACGAGTAATACACATGCCCAAGTCGCTTTGGCTGGTGGAACATTTTTTGATGAAGACTTAGAGGTCCAGATTATAGACTCTGCTACTCCAACACCAAATACTTGGGAGCAAACACTTAGTCCAGTAGCACAAATACCAATGTTCTATAGATCTGGTTCTACATGGGTTAAAGACGCAGCAACAGACTACCCACTTAAGCACAATGGTGGAAGATCGATGTACAACCTCAATACTGCAGGAACTTGGTCTACTCCAGAAATATCTAATAATAGATGGGGTATTTCTTGGATAGTTGCAACAAACAACATTAATGAACCAGTTATAGCTATTCTTGGTCAAGACAACTATATTTCTACAAACTTAGCAGAAGATGCCGTCTGGGAAGATCTTGATTTAACAGGTTTTCCAATTTATGAGTTTAGACCACTACACAAGATTATATACTACACATCAAATACATACACCAATGACCCTCAAGCCTCTATTATATCAGTTTGGGATTTAAGAAGAACTTTATCGACTACAGGGGCAATACCATCAACTCCAGTTTCAGATCATGGCTCTATGACTGGACTTGGAGACGATGATCACCTGCAATATTTTAATTCAACGAGACACGACGCACACGATCACTCAACTGTATTAAATACATCTGTTCTTTCGGATCTTGGAGATGTCGCAAGTAATGCACCAAGTACTGGACAATTTTTAAAGTGGAATGGTACAGCTTGGATTCCAGATTCGATACCAACAATCAATAGTCTTGATGACGTTGGTGACGTTAATGCAACGGGTGCAACAACTGGAAGCATTTTATCATATAATGGTTCAGTATGGGTGAGCACAATAGACCCTACGGTTAGCGGCAATTTGACAGTAACTGGAAACCTTGTAGTTAACGGCAACACCGTAACCATAAATACGGAAACCATTACCGTTGAAGATAAAACAATTGAACTTGGAAGCTCAGTTTCCCCAAGCAATACTACTGCAGATGGTTCTGGAATAGTTGTTCCAGACGGTTCTGCAAATAAATCCTTTACTTGGTCAAATTCAACATCTTCATGGTCATCTTCTGAGAGCTTAAATCTTGCCAGTGGCAAAGTTATTAAAATTGCAGGTACACAAGTTTTGTCTGCAACAAACTATACTGGAGAAGCTGCAACTGTTGCAGCAAACTCCGTTGGTCCAACAACACTTCAAGAGGGTCCAGCAAGAGCTGGATTTAGATCACAAATAAATGCCCAGACAGTTACCCCATACACTCTGGCAACCAGTGATCTTGGTAAGCTAATAACAATGAATGGCTCAACAGGAATGACCCTATACATACCAACCAACTCTTCGCAACCATTTAGTATTGGTGATAGAGTAGATGTTGTTCAAATAGGAACTGGAGCACTACAGATAGTCGGCAATTCTGGCGTAACGGTGAATTGTACTCCACAGGGGACAGCAAATACCGCTAATTTGCGTGCCCAATGGTCTTCAGCTACAATGGTCAAGATAGATACAAATCAATGGATTGTACTAGGAGACCTAAAGGCTTAGAATGACAATTCCAGCAAGTAATGCAGGCGGATCAAGAAAAGCGGCTAAACCAACGGTAGCTGCACGGTACTGCTAAGGCAACCGCAAACACTATAATAACAAACGCTGGTTTTGTTGTCGGCACTGTGACCCAAGAGTCCACGGATGATTCTGGAAATTTAGATAAAGTAAAGACTGCGTTAACAGATAATAGTGTTGTGCCACTAGGCCAATCAATTAACTATACTATTCATAGTCCGTTCTTTCCTCCATTTTTTCCGCCATTTTTTCCTCCAGATTTTGCTGCCCCTCCATTTTTTCCTCCAGATTTTGCTGCCCCTCCATTTTTTCCGCCATTCTTCCCTCCAGAGTTCACGGCTCCACCACCCGTTTGGACATGTACAGCACTTGCAGCCGCAAACTACGCGTGCGCCGAATATCAGGTTGGCACATGCTCAGCGGCATTCTACGCTTTAGACAATAGTATTTGCGGATAGGATAAAATATGATTACAGCAACATCAGGGCTAATACTTAATCACGGAGTTGTTCGTGGATACAGATTTATTTCAATTCAACCAGGAGAAAACCGTTTTGCCCCAGAAAAAGTAGACAATAAAGGAAGAGTTCTTTTATTCGTTATTGATGGGGTAGTAGAATTTTTAAACATAGTTTATTCACCACTTGCAGACATGCTGCTCAACGGTACAATAGTTGATAAAGAAAATCTTACAATAGAAGTTACGTTCAATGGTGAGACTGAAACAATAACTTTTGAGCCAGAAGATGAAGCAAACTATGCCATACTCGCAAGCAATCCCATTATAATAGAACAAACCATAGACTGCACCAATGGTTGCTTGCAAGTGCAAACACCAGGCTGGAAATGGGATGGGGAAAAGTTTTACAAATAAAACGAAATAAAAAATGAATAAATGGCAAGAATATAAAAAAAAACTTGGCGATACAAGACCGTGGGACGTATTAAATCCTAAAGCAGAGTTTTCTGAAGAAGAACTTTTTAACAAAAGAATAAACACATGCTATAGCTGCGAAGAATTCATAAGAGTAACTGCTCAATGCAAACAGTGCGGCTGTTTTATGAAATTAAAAGCAAAGCTAAAAGAAGCCAAATGCCCAATCAATAGGTGGTAAACGGTGAATAGCGATTCCTCAGAATCTAAAGACCAAGAACAGTCATTGTCACCTTGGAAGTCTTTTAAGAAAAAAAACCCTAATTGGCAGCCCGGTGCAAAAAAAACCGATAATAATATCACTGAAACTATAAGCAATAAAAAAATATTTGTATCAATACCAGCGTTTAATGAAGAAGACCTAAAAAACACTGTAATTGATTGTTTTAAAAAAGCAGATAATCCTGACAATATTTTTATTGGTATTTGCAATCAAAGATCAGATAACATCTTTGAAGATTTTTCAAGTTTTAAAAATGTAAAAGTTGTTAATTTAGGAACAGATTTATTAATGGGTCTTGGTCTATCTTTTTTTATCTCCTGCTCTCTTGCTGAAGATCAGGATTTCTTTTTAAGAATAGATGGTCACTCTAGGTTTGAAACGGGATGGGACTCAATCCTTAAAAGAAATTACGAAATTATTAAAAATAGAGAAAACAAAAAAGTAATAATCTCCTATAGATCACCATGGTTTGAAAAATTAAAAGATAACAGTATAAAGTATCACACTTTTAGTAAACCAGATGTAGAAACTTTAAAACGTGAAAACCTGTCTGCAATTAAAAAAATAGAAAATCTTAAAAAAGACGAAAAAGAGTGGAATGAACTAGGATATATAGAACACTATTTTGTGTCCGGTCACATGATATTTTCATCAATTGATTTTTTAAAAGATATATTTCCAGACCCAAGAATTATATTTTTCGGGGAAGAGCACACAATTCCCATTAGAGCCTATACAAATGGCTATAGAATGTATGCAATAAAAGAGCAGTCTATTTTCCACATGGGAAAAACTAGCGAATATTATGAAAACTTGGGATTAGATAACTGGAAGCTTTTAAACACGAATCAACAATTGAAACAAAGTTTTTTATGGAGAACTTTTCAATTTTTTTATAGAAAAGTCTTAAAGGGTGAAGAGTTTGGGTACTACTCGGCAAAAAATCTTGAATCTTACGAAGAATACCTCCAAAATATGGGGTATGATTATAGGGATATAATAGAATAAGTAAAACTAAAAAAACGATGTTAATAAGTGGCAACAGTAAATTACTATTAACTAAGATTCTATCTAAAAAAGAGGTTTAACAATGTCCTTTAGCGGTTCAATTTTTGCAGTTAACAACACACTACTTCTCAAGAGATCTGACGAAGCAAATAACGCACCTGAATCGCTCTTACTGGGCGAATTGGCCATTAACGTGGCAGATGGAAAATTATTCTATAAAAATTCAACAGCAAACGCAGTAATACGGAGTTAATTTAATTTCAAATGTGGTTGGTACAGCCAACCAAGTTTCAGTTACAGCAAATGCAACAAGTGGTGTTTACACACTATCTTTACCAGCAACAGTAAATGTTGGCAACGTTGTCGCAAACACTCTCAGTGTCAATGGGGTCACAATTGATCCAAGTGGAGCCACAACAAATCAGGTCCTTAAGTTTGACGGAACTAGCTTTGTTCCAGGAACTGACACAGGTTTGGCTGGAACTACATATTCAACGACAATAGGCGACGGTACTAATACTGAATATACGATTACTCACAATCTAGGTTCAAGAGATGTTGTTGTCGTAACAAGAAACGCCTCAAGCCCTTATGAGGTAATTGATGTTCGCTGGGAAGCTGCAACAACCAGCACGGTAAAACTCGATTTCGCTTCTGCACCTTCATCAAACTCTGTAAGAGTTAGCATTTATAATGCTGTTTCAGGCTCAACAATAACCATTGGTTCAATAGATGACCTTGGTGATGTAAGTATCTCAAACGCATCTAATGGAGACTTCCTTCGTTATAACGGTTCAAGCTGGATAAATGATCCAGTAAATCTTTCTACAGACACTGTTGGTGATTATGTCGCCAACCTCACTGCTGGCACAGGGATTACCATCTCCAACGCTGGAGGAGAGGGCTCTAACGCAACAATTGCCGTAACAGCAAATACATATGATGCATACGGCGCAGCATCAACCGCTCAAACAAACGCAGAAAACTATGCTGCTAACTTAGTTGCAAACGTAGCTACTTCTTTTGAAGTTGCTGCCGACTCTGGTTCAAGTAAAACAATTACCTCTGGTTCTGATACCCTAACCATTTCTGGTGGTACAGGTCTTAGCACAGCTACATCAAACACAGATACAGTTACTGTGAATCTTGACAATACAGCCGTAACTTCTGGTAACTACGGAAACGCAAGCGCAGTAGCTACTTTTACCGTAGATGCTCAAGGTCGTTTGACAGCAGCAAGTAATTCAAATATTGCAATAACTGCTTCCCAAATTACAGATCTATCAACTGCCGCCGTAACTTCACTTACTGGTACCGCAAATGAAGTGGCTGTTTCAGCTGCAAATGGTTCTGTAACAGTAGGGCTTCCAGATGATGTAACAGTGGGTAACAGCCTAACTGTTGGCAGTGATCTTACCGTTACCGGAAACCTTACGGTGAATGGAAATACCACAACTCTTAACACTGAGACTCTTGCTGTTGAAGACAATAAGGTCCTTCTTAATAGCAATGTCACTGGCTCACCAACTGCTGATGCAGGTCTTGAAGTTGAGCGTGGTACATCAACAAATGTTGAACTTCGTTGGAACGAAACCACTGATAAGTGGCAGTTTACTAATGACGGTTCTTCTTATGTGAATATTGCAAGCAACACTGATGTAAGTACAGCCTACTCAAATGCAACTTCATACACCGATAACGCTATTTCAAATGTAAATAACACAATTGCAAACATCGCAACTTCATTTACTGTTGCTGGCGATTCTGGCTCAAATCAGACAATCACTTCTGGTTCCGATACCTTAACAATTGCTGGTGGCACTGGACTTAGTTCTGTATCTGGTGCAACTGATACAATCACAATTAATCTAGACAACACTTCTGTAACAGCCGGGTCCTATGGAAATGCTAATACAATACCAAGCTTTACAGTTGACGCACAAGGTAGACTGACAGCAGCTTCTAGCAACGCAGTAAGTATTCTTGCTAGCCAAGTTTCCGATTTTACAGCAAACGTAAGAAATCAAATAAGCGTTTCTGGAGACCTGGCGTACAACGCCTCAACTGGTGTGATTAGCTTCACAAATGATGCTGGAGACATTGAATCTGTCACTGCTGGAACCGGTCTTAGCGGAGGTGGATCTTCTGGCAATGTAACCATAGATCTGGCAAACACAACCGTAACAGCTGGCAACTATGGGGCAGCTAACTCAGTCGCCACGTTTACAGTGGACGCTCAAGGCCGATTGACTGCAGCAGCCAGTACTTCAATCTCGATAACTGGTTCGCAGATTTCAGACCTATCATCTGTTGCTGTAACATCCTTAACTGGAACAGCAAATGAAGTTGAGGTTTCAGCCGCAAATGGGGCGGTAACAATTGGTCTTCCGTCCAACGTTACAATTGGTCAAGACCTCACTGTAACTGGTAACTTGACAGTTTCTGGAAACACAACAACTCTTAACACAGAAACTATTAATGTTGAAGACAATATAATAGTACTAAATAGTACAGTCACTGGATCTCCAACTCTTGACGCTGGAATTGAAGTTGAAAGAGGAACTTCTAACAACGCCGTATTCAAGTGGAATGAAACAGATGATAAATGGCAGATCAGTTCCGATGGAACAACATTTGCAAACGTTGCGACAACTGACGACGTTGCAGCTGTTTCAATCACAGCACTTGATGAAATTGGCGATGTAAGCATTACCTCTGCTTCCGATGGACAATTCCTTAAGTGGAATGGTACAGCCTGGGTAAATGACGCAATTGATCTTGGCACAGATACCACTGGCAATTACATGTCTGGTGTTACTGCTGGTACCGGAATTACAGTCACACATACTCCTGGTGAAGGTTCTAATGCAACAATCGCAGTTACAGCGAATACGTATGATGCTCACGGAGCAGCCTCTAATGCATATTCTAATGCTACTTCGTACACAGATAATGCAATTTCAAATGTTAACAACACAATTGCTAATATTGCAACATCATTTACAGTAGCAGGTGACAGCGGATCAAATCAGACAATTACTTCTGGTTCAGACACACTCACAATAGCTGGCGGAACTGGATTGAGCACAGCTGCATCCAATACCGATACAATTACCGTAAGCCTTGATAATACAGCTGTAACTGCTGGTAACTACGGATCGGCCAATTCAGTGGCCACATTTACCGTAGACGCCCAAGGCCGTCTAACAGCAGCAAGCGATTCTTCTATCTCCATCCTCGCCTCACAAGTAAGCGACCTATCATCGAATGCTGTAACATCACTTACTGGTACTGCAAATGAGATTGAGGTTTCAGCTTCAGCTGGAGCAATAACCATTGGTTTACCAGCTAATGTGACTATTGGTCAAGATTTGACGGTCACAGGAAACCTCACAGTTTCAGGAAATACTACAACCTTGAACACAGAAACATTAGCTGTTGAGGACAACTTTATAGTATTGAACAGTAATGTGACTGGATCACCAAGTCTTAACGCAGGGCTTACTGTTGAGCGTGGCACTTCAGCAAATTCAGAAATACGCTGGAATGAAGCCACCGATACATGGCAAATTAGCTCTGATTCAAGCAGTTATTCAAATATAGCTTCTGGGAACTTTGTATCCAACGTAACAGCTGGTACTGGCGTGACCATAACCAATGCTGGTGGCGAAGGTGCAAATCCAACATTCGCAATAGGTCAGTCTGTTGGCACTAGTGACTCAGTAACATTTGGTAACACTACAGTTACAAATACAATGGCAGCAGGCGCAATAACGCTTGACTCTGGAACTGGCGAACTTAACACTTCAACTCAGGTTGTTTCAGTAAATACGATTACAACAGTTGATAGCTTTGATAAGACAGCTTACAGAACTGCTAAGTATCTAATACAAGTTACCCAAGGATCCAAGTACACCAGCTCTGAGGTACTCTTAGTTCATGATGGAACAACATCATACATGTCAGAGTACGCAGTTATTGAGCTCGGTGCATCTAGAATCCCTCTGGCTGTTTCAACATCAATCTCTTCTGATAACGTTCTCCTCAGAGTAACTGTCACAGACGCAGCAAGCACAAATGCTACTGTCAAAGTTGCAAGAACATTGATAGCAGTGTAGTATAATAGGGTAGAAATACCTCAACAATTTAATAGTTTTTAAAACTAGAGGGACAGTGAACTTTAGTGGCAGACAAAGACTTTATAGTTAAAAATGGTTTGGTCGTTGGCGACACGCTGACGATTTCAGGCGTACAACTAGATCTTTCAAACGCCACCTCTGGTCAAATACTTAAATTTGATGGAACAAAATTTTCTCCGTCTTCTGATGAAACAGAAGGGCAAGCCTCTTCTTATTCTGCAACAATTGGAGATGGAACAAATTCATCTTATACGTTAAATCACAATTTAAACACAAAAGATGTTATAGTTTCTGTACTTGATTCAACCAGTTTATATGACAGTATTTTTGTAAGGACAGAAGCAACTAGTTCAAATGCAGTTACTTTGGATTTTTCTGCAACAGTTGAGTCTTCTTCAAGAAGAGTATTTATAACTTCAGCTGGAGATTATGAATATTATACTCAAACAATAGGCGATGGATCTAACTCAAATATTGCAGTAAATCACGGACTTGGTTCAAGAGACGTAGCAGTAACTATAAGAAATGCAGATTCTCCATATGAATTTATCGAGGCTGCCACCTACGCTACTTCACCAAATAAAATAACTCTTGACTTTAGTTCGGCTCCTTTAGCAAACTCAATTGTAGCTTCTGTTTTTCTTCCGCTTGATGGATATAGTTATTCCAGAATAGTGGGTGATGGTACAACTTCTGTTTTTGAAATAAATCATAATTTAAATACAAGAGATATTTCTCTCATTGTAAGAGATACAGAGTCCCCATATGGCTTTGTAAGGCCATATTGGGAGGCAACAACTGCGAATACTGTTTCAGTCGCATTTGAGGTAGCTCCAGATTCTTTTTCAAAAGAAATAACCGTATTTAAAGGAGTTGGAGGAAAAATCACAGCTCCTTCTTTTAACGATATTGCTATTGCGGCACCAGCAACATCTTCTTCGGATGGTCAAAAAGGAGACGTGGCCTATGATCAAAATTATTTTTATATTTGCGTAGATGAAAACAGCTGGAAGAGATTTTCCTTGTCAACTTGGTAATAATGTGATATAATATAATATATGTCTATTGAACAACAAGAAATTAATATAACAATTCCAAAAGAAAAACTCCAAGAATGGAATGTCTTTTTTGGTCTGCCCTGCTATGACTCTCACGTTACTGAGCCATTCATGATGAGCTTTATGCAAGCATGTCTTTACTTTAAAGAAATTGGATTAAAATACTCAGTATGTACAATATCTGATTCTTTAATTAACCGCGCTAGAAATAATCTGGTAGCAAAATTTATGGGCAATCCAGCATTTACACACTTTATGTTTATTGATACGGACTTGCAATTTGACAAAGAAGCCATCCTAAAAATGTTATGGCATGACCAGGATGTTATGACAGCATCTTATCCAATTAAGGAAATTAACTGGGATAGAGTAAAAGAAGGCGCACAAAAAGATCTAGATTCAAAAGATTTAATGGAATATGGAACAAGATATGTAGTTCACCTTACAAAGCCAGGTGATGTTCAGTTGAACATTGAAAAAGGGGCCGTAGAATGCTACGAAGCTGGAACTGGCTTTATGCTAATTAAACGTGAAGTATTTGAAAAAATGTTTAAAAAGTATAAAAAACTTAAATACAAGGATGACACTGGTGCTCTGCAGGGCGACGAGCAAGAAAACGGATATGCTCTATTCAACTCTTATGTAGATGATGAGGGAAGATTCTTGTCAGAAGACTATGGATTCTGTAGATATTGGCAAAAAATGGGTGGAAAAGTATGGGTTGATCCAACCATTAATTTAACCCACTTTGGTAGAATAAAGTACCAAGGAAAAATGTTAGAATATTTAAAGAGAATAACACAATAGTTTTTACACAAGTGCATTACTATATTTGAAGTATAAATAAAACAATCACTTTTTTACAGGAGAAGTATGGCCCGTTTAAGATTTGAAACAGCACCAGAAATTACAATCAACGACGAGGCTGCAGTATTTAAAGCAGCAAACGGTGCTAGCGCTCCATTAGTAGAATTTAGAGCAGCCAACGGATCAGTAATGGCTAACATTGCTGCAAACGGCGTGCTTAACGTAACATCAGTAATTGCTTCAGTTGTGCGGAAACACATCTACAGATTTTGCTACAAGAGCATATGTAGATGAAGTCGCCACAGGAATTAAATCAAAACCAGCAGTAAGAGTAGCAACAACAGCAAACCTTGCTGGCACATACAATAACGGAACAGATGGCGTTGGTGCAACACTAACAGCTTCTTCAAACGGAGCATTCCCAACAATCGATGGTGTCGGTAGCTGGGTGCAGAACATGTCTATTCTACTTAAGAATCAAACTACAGCAGCACAAAACGGTAGATACGTTCTTACAACAGTCGGTGACGCATCCAATCCATGGGTTTTAACCAGGTGTGGTCTTTGTGATCAGGCTAGCGAAATCCCAGGCGCATACATATTCGTTTCTGGTGGAACAGAGAATGCTGGAAGAGGTTATGTCTTAACAGTAACTAATCCAGATACATTTACTGTCGGAACAGATTCAATTATCGCAACTCAGTTTAGCGCAACTGGGGCATACGCAGCTGGTCTTGGTTTAACCCTTCTTGGCAATTCTTTCGCTGTTGGAACAGCAAATACAGCAAGAATTATCGTAAATGATGATAACATTGATCTTGCAACCGTAACACAAACAAATAGCAACGGTGCAAACACAGTTAACTTTGTTGCCGCTGTAACAGTCGACAACTTTGGCCGTATAACTGGAACAGAAAAAGCAAATGTTTCATTTGCTGGTTACGCAACAATCGAAAGCCCAACATTTACCGGAAACGTAACTATACCAGCCAACGCAAATATTTCTGGCTATGCGCTTTTAGCAAGCCCAACTTTTACAGGCACCCCAACAGCACCAACAGCAAATGCGGGAACCTCAAATGGACAAATTGCTACAACTCAATATGTAGATACGGCAGTAAGTTCATTGTCAGCAACAGCTGGAAATACATATATCGAAAGTTCAATCATAGCCGCAAAGGGCGACCTAATCGTAGGAACAGCTAACGACACAGAGGCAATTCTTAGCGTCGGGACAAACGGATACTTCTTAAAGGCCAACAGCTCAGCCGTAACTGGTCTTGAGTGGGCTGCAATTCCAACAATCAACGCCCTTGACGATGTTGGTGACGTAACAATTACAGGCAACGCAACAAATCAATATCTTCAGTATAATGGTAGCGCCTGGGTCAATGCATCGATCCCAACAATAAATGCCCTAGATGACGTGGGTGATGTAACCATTACATCAGTTGCCACCAATCACCTATTAGCCTGGAATGGAACAGCCTGGGTAAATACTGGAAACCCAACAGTTCCAGGAAACCTTACTGTAACTGGAAACCTTACAGTTCAAGGAAATACTACGACTGTTAATACAGCCGAACTTCATGTTTCAGATAATATTATCGTTTTGAATCATGATGTTACTGGATCCCCAACAGAAAACGCTGGTGTTGAAGTTGAGCGCGGTACATCAACAAACGTTCTCATTCGCTGGAATGAAACAGACGATGTCTGGGAGTTCACAAATGACGGAACTACATATCAGAGAATTACCAGCGATACAGTAACAAATGCCCAGACAGCCGCATACACACTTGTTTTGGGTGACAGATCAAAGATGGTTGAAATGAACGTAGCTTCAGGTCATAACCTAACTGTCCCAACAAATTCCAACGTAGCTTTCCCAGTAGGTACAACAATTACAGTTTTACAGACTGGAGCTGGCCAAACTACAATCGCTGCTCAAGGCGGAGTAACAGTGAATGCAACTCCTGGTCTTAAGTTACGCGCGCAGTGGTCTTCGGCTACGCTTATCAAGAGAGCTACAGATACATGGGTAGCACTAGGAGATTTGGCAGCATAATATGACAACGAATACGCCAGAGCCAGGTAAAGGCAGTAAAAGAAAAAGAGCTAAGCCAACAATCGCTGCTGGTACAGCTAAAGCCGACGCAAACACAACAATAACAAATGCAGGCTTTACAGTTGGAACGGTTACTGGAGAAAGCACTCAAGTTGCTGCTGACCTAGATAAGGTTAAAACTGCTGTAACAGATACTACTGTTACCCCATTGGGAACTGCAATTAACTATACTATTCACAGCCCATTTTTTCCACCTTACTTTCCACCTTACTTTCCGCCTTACTTTCCGCCGTATTTCCCGCCATTCTTTCCACCGTTCTTCCCACCGTTCTTCCCACCGTTCTTCCCGCCATTTTTCCCACCATTTTTCCCACCGTTCTTCCCACCATACTTCCCACCGGGATTCGGCGGACCGGTACCAGTCTTCTAAAGAAAAAGATACTGGTTTAACAGTAAAAGTAGACAGGGGTCATAACAACCCTGTCTATTTTTATTTTTACAATAAATTATTACAGGGATAGATAATCTACAGTAGATTCAGAACCTAGTTCGCCTTTTACAAAAATATTAAAAGCAATAACTACTCTTTTTTCAGAAAATACTTTTGGAACTAAATGATATAAATGTGAAGGGAAAATAACTATTTTTCCAATTTCTAGATTTACACGAAAAAGATCACTGTTTTCGCTTGCTTGACTTGAAGTTCTTAACTGTATTTGTGGAGTAAATTTTGGTCTTCTAAAAACAGTAAAATCTTCCTCTGAACCAGAAACATAAATTATCCCACTAAACAAACTGTTCGGATGATAGTGTTCGTATTGATAACCATTTATCCCAGAAATAGTCACCCATGACTGGGTTATGTATGGTTGCACGTCAGCAATAGAAAGATCATTTAATATAAAAGTTGACATATGTTCTTCACAATTCTGTTTAAGAAAAGAAAGATTCTTATCATTAAGAACAAACTTATTATTACTAAATGCATTGGATTGATAAAAAGTAGAGTCTTTTTCAAAGACTTCAATTGCAGATAATTCTTGGTTCGTAAAACTTCTACCAATATTGGAAATATAAATTGGAGTCGGAAAGATATATTTTGTACCATTTTCAGACATTATCTATACTCCTAAAAAAAGATTCTGAATCAGAATAAGCCCAATATCTATTAAAAATTCTTTCACCAGAAAGAAATCCGCCCCTTACAGCGTGAATTATAGTGCTCAAATCTATTATAACTAAATCTCCTAAATTCCAATTTAACCAATAATTTTCGTCGTTGTCAAATTCATTAATTTTATTTTCAAACCATATTTTTATATCTGAAAAAATACTTATATCATTTTTCGATGGACTATTATCATCGTATAAAAGTAGAGAATCTTTTTCTGATTTAGGAGATAATTTAAGTATTTTTTCTCCGGTATTTCTGTGCACCCCAATTGCTGACCTAGCAAAAATGTTTGGCTTTACAATAACTCCATTCACCGTATCATAGGTATTTTTTAGGGAATTAACTATTTTACATTTTGATAAAAAATCGACCCAATCTTTGTCCATTTGTTCTAATATATCTATAGAGTTAATAAACCCAGTTTTTCCGCATTCGGAATCGCACACCATCTTCTGCATGTGCCAAGTACTGGCAATTTGTGGATCCGATTTATGGCAATTTTCCAAATGCCAAGGAATTAAAATTTCCCTAGAAGAACAAAACTTTTCGTTTCTTCCTATTGTAAAATTGTGATCTTCAGCATGAGGATTCGATATATAACCCCAATTTAATTTACTAGCAAAAGCCTCAGTTATTTGACCTTGTTGGTCGGGCTCCAAATTAATAGTCTTAAAAATAATAACTTTGTATTTCAAAAAAAGATCTACATATAAATCTATGTTTGAAATTATTTCTTCAAATTTACAATTATATATTTTTTTCAAAACCATATTCTATAATAGTTCAGTTATAGTGTAAAATGATGGGGTGGTAAATCTTTCGCCTCTAGTTACCATTTTTACTCCATGCAAATAATTGATATCTCCAGGATGTGCTACAGCAAGTCCTGGTTCAGGTTTTATCTCAATTTCATGTTGAGGATAATATAATTGTCCACCCTCAAAATCATCATTGTAGTAAATGAGGGAATTAAGGTCATATGTCGGAAACGGATTTGGTGATCCATCATTGAGCTGCTTATCAGCATGAGGGCGTTGTTCTAAGCCAGGAAACCATCTTATTATAACTGGAGGACGAACGCTAAGCTTAACCCTAAATTCATCTTCAAGAAAATATTTCATTTTTAAGATATATTTGTCTATCAAATTATATATATCTAAATTTATTCTAGATAAAATGTCATAGCTGCACTGCCTATTTTGCCAGTAAGACGCATCGTATGTACAAGTTCCATCTTCAGCGTACTGGTTTTCTCCAGCATCCATCCATTCATTTATTGTTGGAAGAAAGTTTTGAATTTTTTTTAAATCTTCAAGATCAACAAAATTTTTTAATATCTTTATATTTTTTGGTGAGTTTCCAAAATATCCAGGCTCTATTAAAGACTTTTCCACAATTTGCTACTCCTTTATGGACCAAAAATTAGAAGACATGTATCTTAATCCTGACGTAACTTTTTCTACCCTGTGAGTATATAGTTCATCAGAAGGAAAAATCAGCAACATATTTGGTTGAGGTTTTATTTTAATGTTAAGTTTGGTAAAATGTAAGACGCCGCCCTCAAAGTCATTATTATAGTAGTATACAGAGCTGTAGTCTCTTGTGGGATGGCCAGAAGGGGTCTGCAAATACCTATTCATCCCATCAAAGTGAGTTGGTAAACCATCACCTGGGCTGTAAACAGTAACCCCAACCCCCTCTTCTTGCCAAACAGATTTATTGTATAAAATAGATATTAACTCAGATACTTTATGTAAAAAGTCATACTTTAATATACCTTCGGTTATTTCTGGAAATGTAAAAGAAATATTACTAGTAGGAAGAATAACATTTTCTCCTGTAGATGGATCTATTTTAGAGGAAAATTTATAATTGTCATCCTCACCCACAGAGTCATATTTAGTTACTGGGCACTTGAGCAAATGCTCGTAGAGTTTTTGAAATTTTTCATCATTCAAAAAGCTATTTATCTGATATAATTCTTCGCAGAGATTATTAGCTTTTAAATCGTGTTGCACTGGTGATGACATAGTGATATAGTATATCATAATGATTTACGGTAAAACTTTTTGAGGTAAAAAATGGATTTTTATCATATTGGCGATCCCAAGTTTGGCATGTTCTTATACAGAAATGCAATATCAAGAGATTTAAATATTCCAGAAAGACTTGAAGCTACTATAGGAAATAGCAGTCACCAGCTTTTTAAATGGTCAGACGCAGTTGTGGGTTACAACACAAAAATGCCAGACTATAGAGACTGTGTAGATTTAAAGATGAGTCCAGATCACTGGCCATATCTAACTCCGGAGTTTGAAGAAATTAAAAAGTGCTATGATGATGTTGACTCTAGGCTCAAAAAGTGTTTAGAGCATTACGAGTCCATGTATAACTTTAAAATGGATTATATGGAAGCTATAAATTTTGTTAGATATAAACCAGGTCAGCACTTTGCTGTTCATACAGACCATGGCTTCTCTTATACATGTACCGTCTCATCAGTGATGTATTTAAATGATGAATATGAAGGTGGAGAATTGTGGTTTCCATATTTAGATATCACACTTAAGCCAAAAGCTGGTGACGTAGTATTATTTCCATCAACTTACATATATGCCCACGCATCTCTTAAGGTAAAAAGCGGAATTAAGTATTCTGCAGTTACTATGTTTGATTATAACGATAATAATCACAAGAATCATTCAGTATATTAAAACGCTGAATAAGCAGAAGGTCTAGGGAAATGATAGACGAAAATTTAGAGACACCTTTTATTCAAGAATTTGAAGAATCAATATATGATATTAAAGTAAACTCCTTAAACGGAGAAAAAGACATACTAAGCAAGTATAAGGGTAAAGTGACTATGATAGTTAATGTCACTGGAGAATGCGCAAATTCAGCCCAGTATCCGCTTATACAAGATTTATATCTTGACTATAAGGACAGGGGTTTCGAGGTGCTGGCGATACCAAGTACTGATTTCTGCGAATTTGCCTACGGAGAATTTGCTGATTCTGGAGCAAGTCCAGAAAATATGAAAAAGCACATGGAAAATCATTATGGAACATTTCTTCCATATTCCGAAATGATGACAATAAAAGAAGATCTAGAAAACGGCCTACAACCGCACTACCTTTATAGGGTGCTGCAAAGTGTCAATCAAGAGCGACTAAATAAAAATATTATAGATCTTCCAGTTCAGGGAAACTTTGAAAAATTTATAATTAATAAAACAGGTAAAAAAATGTTACGTTTCTGCAATTCAGATTTACTCAATTTAGCATTTGATGCAGGAAACAGAAAAACAAATTCAGATGTAGCTTTAGCCAGAATTAAAGAGGCAATAGAATTTTTCCTCGCAGAGTAGATCTAAGATGAATGATTTTATTACAATATATAAATCAGCAATTGATAATGACACATGCGCCGAAATTGTAAACATGCTTGAAAAAGGCAAATGGAATAGATCTTTAGTTTACGATAATCAAAATCAAGATATGTTAAAAGCTGTCGAATCAGAAAGAAGAACGTGTGACGCTTTTGATAGAACTCAGTATCTATATCATAAAATATATTCAATGATAGATCCTATTATTTCTGAAAAATTATTTAATTACATAGATAAATTTGAAGTTGAATTAGCACAAAAACAAGAGATAGTTGGCTATAATATACTTAGGTATAAAGTCGGTCAACAGGCTGTTCTTCACTGCGATGATGGCATAGGGGTTCACAGAAGAGTGTCCAGTCTTCTTTACATCAATGAAGATTTTACCGGTGGTGAGTTATTTTTCGATAAATTAAAAATAAAGTATTCACCTAAAGCTGGAGACATACTATTTTTTCCTTCATCATTTCCGTTTTCCCATGAAGCAAAAGCAGTACAAAGTGGAACAAAATACTGCGTAGTTCGTTTTTGGAATTAGGCTATAAAAATGGTATAATGATTGTTCATGACTAAAATTACTCTTACAAAAACTCACCAAAATCCACCAGAAATAAAGCAGTCCAGAATCAAAAGAGATTGGATGGACGACACCTACAACAAACATGCGTACCAGTGCCTACCGCTAACTGTTGCAAATGTGACTGGTTGGGAGCTTATTCTTCAACAAGATGTCGTTGTTCAATGGGATGGCGGCAATACTGTTCCAAGAGTTCTTGAGGGAGAAACCTTAAACGGAAGATCGATAGTCATGCCGAGCATTATTGGCATAATGTCATTTTCTACCGGTTGGGCGTTTCAAACCGAAGACAATTACAGTACCTGGATTGGAGGATCACCGAATTATTTTGTCGATGGAGCGGTTCCATTGACAGCTCATATCCCTAGTTATTGGTGGCCAGATGAGTTTAATATGAACTGGAAAATTACAAAGGTGGGAGAACCTGTTATATTTCCAGCTGGCATGCCCTTTATGCACTTTACAATCTATCACAATACACTACTGCAGGATGTTGAGTTTCAGGTAGAAAATCTCTGGGACAAGCCAGAATTAATGCAAGAGAGAATGAATTACAGCAACGCAAAAAGTAAAAAGTTGCAAGAGCAACCATGGACATGGATGAAGGGAATAAAAACTGGTTTAAATGAAAAAGGAGAAAGAATAGGTCCAACATTCAATGGACTTCCCTCACTTAAGGAACCAAATATATGATGCATAACCTTGTTGGCATATGGAATTTAGATGTCAAATCACCGCTTGGTATTGATAAATACCAGTTATTTATATCAGAAACTATGACAGCAGCAATTGGTGAACAGAGAGGCAAGATGCAATTTGCAGACTTTCTTGTAAAAGATGACTCTTTTTTTATGAGTGGGTTTACTGAAACACCACTTAGGACAAATGTTTCTTTGCATGGGACTTTTGATGATAATAAGATTCTTGGTAAGATAGCAATAGACAACTACTGCCTGGTAGATTTTGAGGGCACAAAAAATGGATAATGTATACAACATAGGAATAAAATCAATTTCTGGAGAAGAAAACTTCTTAAGAAATTTTAATGGTAAAGTTACACTATTGGTTAATATATCAAGTAAATTTGGCTATACACCAAAATGTAGTCCACTTTGGTCCTATGCAAGAACAGCTAGGCAACTATGGCAACTTCAACAAATTCACGAAGAGTTTTATGATAGAGGATTTTCTGTTATTGGTTTTCCATGTAATCAGTTTGGAAAAATGGAGCCAGGTTCAAATAGTGAGATAAAAACTTTTTTAGAAACCAATTATCCATTTATGAACTTTCCAATATCAGAAAAAATAGATGTCAATGGAAAAGACGAACACCCAGTTTATTCCTTCTTAAAAGGAAAAGAAAAAAGAAACTACTCAGACACAACAGCAGATGGAACACAGGCAGCTAGTGATGGACAAAATTTGGCTGGCCAAGCAATAGCTAGAATACCTCATAATTATGAAAAGTTCTTGATCAGCAGAAATGGTATCATGGTTTCTAGATTTAACTGGCAAGACATGCCACTAGACGACGAGCCCAGAGTTATGGGCGCAAGTTGGACAATAAGAGAAGCAATAGATGAGGTCTTAGGGTAAATCATGACAAATACAGAAGTGAGAACAGAAGATCCATTTAAGGATATGAATCCTTTTCCGGTATCTCCAGAAATTACAGAAGAAATAATTAAAGAAATTGGCAACATCAAGTGCGAAGTTCTCGGTCCAGGTGTTGTTGTTTTCAGAAACGCATTTAACATTGATCAAAGTCTTATATTAAACTATATTGATAGCAAAGCTGAAGATGCTCATAAAATTCGATGGACCTATCATCAGATTGATGGTGTAACCTATGGGATAAATGAAGATGGATTTAGATACAGGATGGAAGAGGTTCCCTCTACGCCAATTAGACTGTTAGATCCCGTTAATTCAACAACACCTGAATCAGTTAAAAACTTCTTTTTATACCTCGAAGATCAGATATACAAGTGCTTACTAAAATATATCGATCATTACCCTTTGATGATAGGCAGTATTTGGTGGAAGACAAGGGGCCATATACTCAGATATGGAGATGGCGGAAGGCTAGGCTGCCACGCGGATAACGATACTAATTACAAGGTAACAAAAGGCGTAAGGTATATGCCGAGAGGAATGGTTGCATCACGCCAAACATGTGGTGCCCTCATTTATATGAATGATTGCGTGGATACTGAAGAAGAGCTTAATGGGAAAAACTTTACTGGCGGAAACCTTAGGTTTGTCCATCTTGGCATTTCCTATAAACCTCAAAAAGGTGATATTATATTTTTTCCAACCAACTATGTTGCATCTCATGATGTTGAAACAATGGGCAAAGGTGTCAGATACAGTTATTTAACATTTTTTGGGCAAGGAGCAGACGATATAAAAGCAGGAATAGTAGTAGTTGAAAAAAATAAAAGCAAGCAATGGTGTCCGCCAGTTTGGTTTGACAACATTTATGATGACTATGAAAAATACTGTAAATCAGAGTATTCTATTTATTCCGATGTACAGGGAAATGGTGTGGAGCCAGGTTGGAACCCTGTATTTCAGGGCAGAGAGGTGGCGCAGTATGGCACTACGCACGATTCAGTCGAAATTGGGTCAATGCCAGATCCGGACACTTCTGAATTATTGCCTGCCAAAAATGATCAAGATAAAGAAGATATAATGGGCCCATGTGGAACAGAGCCCCAAAAAATAGGAGAGTGAAATGCTACCAGAACCAATTAATTATGGAATGGGAGTAGTTTGTTTTCCTAGTGCAATAGATGTTGATCAAGATCTTATAATCCCATATTTGGCTTCTTTAAAGCAAAAAGCTGTAGAAGAAGACTACACAATAGTCAAAGAAGAAGACGGAGCTTCATATGCAATCAACAGAAGCGGACATCGATTTTCTATCGATGACATAGATAAGGCAGCAAGCCACATAATGAATTTTTTGGATGAAAATAGTCCAAAAGAACTTGTTTCATTTTTTGAAAAATGTGAAGAAACCTTTTATAACTGCTTGCTCAGATATATAGAAATATTTCCCATGATCTTGCCCAATATCTGGTGGAGAACACTTGGTCACGTTCTTGCTTACGGTCCAAATAGCGATATGGGAATACATAATGATAATGATGTGAACTACCAGCCTGGTTTTGAGCCAGATCTACAACTGGCAACAAGGAATGTTTTAGGTGTTATTATATATTTGAATTCTTCAGTCCCTAATAAGGAAGATATTAAAAAGTATGAATATAATAATGGGGAAATTGTTTTTGAATATGCGAATGCAACTCATCATCCTAAGGCTGGTGATATTCTTATGTTTCCATCGAATTATCTTGGAACTCATGAAATAAAACCTTGTCTTAATGGCAGTAGGTACGCATACATAGGATACTTTGCTCAGGGTTCATCACACCCAGAAAGAGGAATTCATGTAATTCACGGAAACTTTCCAGCAGGAAAACAAGGCCAAGTTTGGATGGAAAATATAAGAGAAGACTACGCAAAGTACATTATTTCCAAGTATAATATAGAAGACTTAAAATCAGTAAGAGATCCAAAGCTTATATCTCTTTTAAGGGGAACCATTAGAAGATATAATAGTTCTGGAACAGAAAAAAATCTTCCGCATAAAAAGGAAAAAAATGATTGACAATAATGTTGAAGCAGATCATTTGGGTGGTGGAGTAATCGTATTTAGATCTGCACTTGAGCTTGATTGGGATTACATTCTTAATTTTTCCAGAAACGCAATCAATAAAGAAAAAGACGAAATGTATCAACCAGCAGTAAATCCAGAAACTGGTGTTGAATGTTACATAAATAAAAGTGGATACTTTTTTAGCAAAGACAGTGTAGAGCAAATGCCCGGAAGAGGCTCTGCAATACACAGATATGCAGATGAAAAAATAAGAGAGATATTTGAATTTATTGAAGATTCAAAAGACAGGTATCTACTTAAATATTTTGAACTTTTTCCCCTAGCCGCCAAATGCGTATGGTGGAAGGTAAAAGGGCACATAGTTCAGTATAAAAAGGGTGTTTACTTAGGATCACACTCCGATATAAGTGCAGATTATGTTTATGACGTTTGGACGCCAACTGATCAGCTAGCAACAAGAAACACTATAAGTACAGTATTTTATTTAAATAATTGTGTAGATGAGGACTTAGTAAGCGATAACACATTCTCTGGTGGGCATCATTATTTTAATTACCTAGATATAGACTTTGCCCCCACAAGGGGTGACATACTCTTCTTTCCGTCAAACTATATGGCTGGACATGAAGTTAAGCCGGTATCTGCTGGAGAAAGATACTCCTATCTTGGCTGGTATAGCCATGGCACTCCAAACAAAGAGGTTGGAGAATCAGTTACTGATCCAATAAAAAATCCTGAAATTTCTAAAACATCTAGCAATCTCTACATGCCAAACCTGATGGAAGACTATAAAAAATTTCTTATAAGCAGAGGTTATGGAGAGCATTCAGAGCATTTTAGGATTATGAGATAATAATGAAAATTACTGATATAGGAAGTGGTCTTTGCGTTATAGAGGATCTATTTAATGTAGATCCAAAGTTTACAATTGAGTATATAAACTTTCTAAGAAAATTAGAACAAGATACATTTACTTATGTAGAGGAAAATGGAAAAAAGTACGCCGTTAATAGAACAGGTTTTAAGTTTGATTTAGAGTCTGTTGCGATGGCTCCAGAAAGATTTATAGACCCATTATGTAAATCTTATGAGCAAAAACCAACTGAAGAACAGGTAAAATTAGTTCAAGATCTTGAGTCTTATCTCTATAAGGTTTTGGTTGAATACTGTAAGCTATACCCCGATGCCGCCACAGTTTGCTGGTGGAGAAGTCACGGTCATTTTGCAACCTATTCAAACGGACAAAGAATAGGGTCACATTGTGATGATCAAATTC